GAAACCTTTGTAGGTTCTTTCCAAGTTCCAGAATCGTTTATCTTTAAAGTCATATTAGCTTGCTACTTGATACCAAATATCTCCGTTAGACCCACCACTTGCAGCAGAAGTGCTAACTGTTCTAGCACCATCTCCGTTCGTACCTAAATTTCCTATCTCAGTTTGAACATAAGCTGTTGTTGCTACTTGTGTTGTGTTTGTATTTGCTGAAGCAGTAGTTGCACTAAATGCTTCTGAGGCATCCCCATTAATGTCTGCTTTAGTATTTACTGCTGTTTCTATTGCTGAAAATTCAGTGTGAAAATCAGCTCCGGATATTACTTTTGCTGCATCTGAGTCAGCTAAATTATCTTTGCCTGACCAAGCCACAACTTTTGAATAGTCTGCCATTATCTTATTTTCCCTTGTTTATGTAAAAGTGTTAAGTCTTGTAAAGACGCATCATAACCATTACTTTGAATGCTTATAGATATTTTTAAATTTTTTGCTGAACCTGTAAGAGGTGTCTTATATTCTTGTAATCCATATACAGGTTTATATGTAGATGCAACTGAGTGTAATGTAGCATTGTGTCCACTACCTGCGTGAGCACCGCTTGCATTTAGAGCTCCGTATAAAGAACTTGACGCCCCCCATAAAGATGTTGTACCTGTAGTTGTAGGATTTAGGGTTATAGATGTAGTTTTAGACGGAGAAGAACTATAGTCTTTATACCATTTTAATCCTAAGTTAGCACCAGAGCCACCTTCTATAACCATAAATAATCTTTTTAACAAAGACGCACCTACAGACTCTCCTAGATTTACCCAAGTAGTTTCAAAGCTACCTGTATAAGAAGCATAACTATATGTAGTGCCATTAGCTGCTAAGTCTGAATCATAATATCCTTCATAAGTAGCAATACTTCCGTCTTTCTGTCCTACTAGCATACCATAAGTATCTGTGTAGGCTATGCTTGCAGGTTCTCTATCTAAATCAAATGTCCAAGTAGTTATTCTAGGAGCTTGATTAGGAGTTAAATGTTTAAAGTCAAAGACATAAGTAATGTTACTAGCAGTAAAAGTCATTACATATATTCCTTCGTTCTCTATATAAGCTGACTTAACTTCTGTACTTTGACCTATGTTTCTAATTAATGTGTCTTTAACATTTACTGATAAATCAGTTAGCGGTACTTTATCTTTTTCAGATGTACGAGCTAGTGACCTAAGACCAGTAGAAGATAAGAATACTAAATCATCTCCAATGTGTTGTACTGAATCTCTAGCTACACAGCCTACTCCTCGTATAACTTCATTAAGTTTCATACTACCTACAACATCAGGACTTTCATAGATAGCTATGTTGTTCTTACCAAATACAGCAAGTTGTCCGTAAAACGGAGCAATAGCTATTATGTCATCTCTACCCCAAACTTTCTTTAAATCAAAAGAACCACCACCACTACTAGTAGTATAGTCATCAGAGTCTAACAGAGCAGAATAATGCAATACATCTTTTTCTTCTGCTACACCACCAACCCACATACGACCATAGAATCCTACACCACAACTAGGTTTAAATTCACCTGACGATACAGTAGCAGGTCTAGTAGCATTATCAAAAGCTGCCCATTTAGAACCTGAACCTTGTGAACCGTCGTATCTCTGCGGTACTGTGTCTTCGTGTAAACAAGTAAGTCTACCATTAAAGTTTATAAACTGCCAATTACCATCTGTACCCGTAACTGTGTGTTTTGTGTCCGCACTTCCTGTAGGAAACGCAGCATCAGGTGTTGTAAAATCTACAGTGTATATACTTGTACCGTGACTAGCAAATATTTTTTTAACTTGACCGTCTTGATGTTCTATAATACTTTTAATAGCAACTCCATTAGGAGCTGCAACATTAGGTGCTATTTTTTGTTTAAATCCTTTGCGTAGAGATATACGACCTGATTCTCTAATCACAACATTTTCTGCCTTAGTTAAATAAGATGGGTCTAATGACGCAGGATTAGCTTGTGTGTTTAATCCGTTAAGACCTATGTTAGTTAAGGACTGGTACTGTAATTGCTTAGCCATTATTGGTAATTAGTAGTTACAAACCATTCGTTTTCATATTGAGTGTTTCCACTGTCTAACATCACTGCTTGTGCTAAAGAGCTTGCTGCTTCTTGTGCAGCTATAGATGATTGTGTTCCACCATCTTCACCACGTTCTGCTACAGCACGAGCATAAGCACCTAAGATTACAGGCTTAGACGGTATCTTAATACTTGTAGTAGACGAGGTTAATTCGTCTTGATACTTAACTATATCAAAAGATATTGTCTGAGCTTCTGTAGGTATAGGAGATAAATCTACTTTAAGATTATTAGAACTATCTGCCCCGTTAAAAGCATAGTAACTAGGTTCTCCTGTAGGGTCAGTAGGATACTTAATACTGTTTATGTAATGTTGTGTCACCGGTGACAAACTATTACCAGTAGAATTGTTAGTTACATCTAACACTTTAAACTCTTGACCAGAAGATAAGTTATAATTTTTTGTAGCTGCTACAGTAGAAACATTAACTGTCTCTCTTAGAACTAACCAATCGTGGTAAGACTCTATACTTCTCTTAGCATCGTTAATTAAAGAGCCTATAACTTTCTGATAATCGTTTACTGTAGAACTATCATTAATAGCTCCAGACCAATCAGAAGCTACTGTGTCTTCTCTTAGTCTTATTAATACTTGATTTATTAGTTCTCTGTATGTCATCTATTTTCCTTTTGCTAGTTGAGCTCCAAAGTAAAACTCTATAATCATTGTTGCCCATCCAAAGATTTCATCCATCTTTAAAACTGAGCCTGCTTGTATTTCTATGTATTCTACTACGTCTGGTGTAAACTGAATACCAAAGAAATTAAAACCCTCTGTAACTGTAGGTATAACTGTAGGCACATTAAACCACACTGGAGCTACCTGAGTAAATATAATTAGTGCTAGTATAACAAATATAATAACCCTACGATTAAGGGCAGCCATAGTACTTTCTTTGTCTGCTCTATCTCTTGCTTGGTTAATAGAATCATTGCGTGCTTGCAAGTTCTGTATCATTAGCTTTTGGTTTTCTGATGCTGCTTGACTTTTAAGTGCAAACAATTTAGCAACAAAGCCTAAAGCAATCGGTGCTACATTAGTTAAGAATGCTATCATAATACTTTCAATGCTCCTAGTAGTCCTATTTCTGAGATTGCGTAGTAACCTAAAGCTCCAAAGAATGTCCATCTAATTTGATTTAGTGTATTCATAATCTTTTGTATGCAAGCATTAGTGTCATCAACTCTGCTAAATAATTTATTTATCTGTGAGCTGTGTTTGTCTAATGTTTTTTCCATTCTAGCTACTCTTTCTTCCATAATTATTTACCCACATTTTTCATAGCTACTCTGTGTGACTCAGTAAAACTTAATCCTTTTCTCATAAGCCTTTTCATCTCTTCCATATGTTTCTTGCTATGGTGTTCTTTATGCTTATCTAGAGTAGCTAATTGTCTTTTAGTAAGTGCCATTATTTTTTCTTTTTCTTGCCTTTAGATTTTTTATAAGGTGTTTTACCATATCCCATAATATCTCCTTAGTTTGCTAGTGGATTGTCTAATGCTCGTTGTAATTTATTACCAAGCCTTTCTTCTAACTCTTTAATCTTCCTATCTGTGTCAGAATAAAGAGCATCTCTTCTGGCATCAAATCTCTCGCCAGCTATGTCAATAGTCTCATCTATTTCATCTTGTGAACTATTAACTTTATCTTCTAATCTTTCCATCAAGGCTTCTTGTCTAGTTAAGTCATCCTTTAAATCATTCTTTATAGACCTAGTGTAGTCTCTAGCTTGCTCAACTGAATCACTCACACTTACTAAAGTCTCTTCTATAACTGCTATGTTTTTTTCTATGGTAGATAAATCAGGTGATTCAAATGCAGCAATCTTAGCTTCCATATCTAAGTATCTCTGATATACTTCAAAACCACCCCACAGAGCTCCAAGGATTGTCCCTAAGAGAGGTAT